GTCACGCCTTGCGGCCCGGCAGCGCACTCGCAGACGACGGTTTCCTCAACATAGATGTCGCCAAACTGCAACTGCTCGACAGCCGTAATTACACTGCTTGCAGCAGTGATTTTAGCAATCGGGCGGTAGACATTCGTCGCCGTATTAGCCGGCAATGTCGTCGCAAATGCGGCAGCTGCTACCGCTAGTGTCCCCTCCCGCGTGATGTTATAGTAAATGTAACCGGATGCCGTGATACTGGCAACATGCTCGTGCGTCGCCTTAACAAACTCGGTGGTCCCCACCCGGATAATATCGGTTACCAGACCTAGCTCGCGGTTCTCCCCGACGATAACCGACGTGGCCGAATCCGGCAGAGTGGCAAATGGGCCATTATAGGGCGCTTCGTCCAGGGGCGGTCGGCTTTCCCCCCGGCCGCCCATTTTTGATTCGACTAAGCGTACCGCACGGAAGATACGCTCAACCGTTGTCGCGTCTAGTAATACACCAGTAGCCATACAGCACCTATCTCAAAGGGAGGCCGGCAAACTCAGGCTCGACCATGCCTTTTCTTCCAAAGTGGCAAACACCAACCAAATGTAGGGGTCGGTTTTGGAGTCGTCAAAAGTACCCGTATCGGACAAAGCCACTGGGGTAGGGGGGCGGACTCCGTCGATCTTGATTGCCTTGCGCTTCCCTCCCACCAACTGGGAGTAGCCGACGTTCGCGACCTTGTGCGCCCAGGTTTCCATTGGGAGGCTGCCCGCTGTTAACTTGGTAACAATCACCCCGATACGGAAGGTAACAACGTAATAGGTTACATTGTTGCGGACATTCGGCCCGTCGATGCCGATGTTCAGCATCTTCCCGCACCATTGCTTGACTGTCCTGGCCGCAATCGTTATATCAGCGCTGTTCATCGTATTCCGGTAGGCCCCCAAAGTCTCCGGGTTAGGAGAGGCTACGTTGTGACTCAGAGTGATAATCTCCAAGTCATCAGATTCCGAAATCGGTGGGTTGAATGCCTCCCCCGACTTCGCCGCAATGGCTGCCCCGGCCGCCGTTCCTACAATCTTGGTGGCGCCGATGGTTTCGTTCAGCCAAGTAGAAGCGATTAGTGCCTGCTCCCGCACCCGCATACGGGATTCCGAACTGAAGTTGATCTTCCAAGGATCGTTGGTCGGGTTGGTGAGAACCGGGACGTCGGTTTCCGTATCGTACTGAACCGGCACCCGGTAAATGTACCGGCTTTGGGTTTCCTCTACCGGACCCACCTGAACCGCAATAGCCCCAGTCTCCTGCGGGTGGGCATCCCCCACAGTGGGAACTGCGTAAGTCCCTGCCCCCTGTGCTGCGGTAACAATCTCCTGGGTGTTCGGGATACTCCCGGCCATATCAAAAACGACCAGGAAGACCCGCTTCGCACTCCGGCGGCCCGAATAGAGACGGGTGTGGTCCCGTCCCTCGGTTAGCTCATAGGTTCCGATCAAAGTAGCGGACATCGTAGCCCCCTATTTCATCTGCACGACTTCCAAACCCTTGATAGTAATGCCCTGCAACTTGAAGTCCTGTAGCACGGCATTCATATCCTTGGTGTGAAGCTCGGTTTTGATCTGCGCTTCCTTCATGTCCAACGCCTCGGACGCCCGATCAGTGTTCTTCAGCGCATAGGCTTCGGCGGAACCATACTCAATCAAGGGCGCCATGTTGCTGACCGGAAGGTCCATACGCGCACTCTCAATTGCCCACAATTGCGCCCGCTCCATCAACTGTGACTTGTACAAATCCTGAATGCGCTTCTTTTCCTTGGGGTCATTCGTCCCTTGCAACATTCGATTCCGTGCTTCCTGCAAACCGATGAGGGTCTTCTGCTTCTCCGTGGCGGTGTAGAGCTTCAGGTCGTAGGCATACTTATCCTTCAACCCCGCCATAGTCTCGTCGTACTCCTTCTGCGCCGCCGTCATCTTCCCGGTAGCTACGGACTTACCAAAAAGGCTCTGTTCCGAACCACCCGCATAGCGGGTATATGCTGCTTGATAGCCTCCTTGGGCGGCTACTAACTTCGCCAGGGCCGCTTCGCGTTCAAGCGCAATTGGACTCTTACGCCAATCTGCCGCGCCCTTCTTGGTCTTCTGTTCCTCTCGACTTTCCTTGAAAATGTCTTCCACAAAACCCTCGACTTGCTCCTGCATCATCAAACGATCTTGGACTGTCCTATCCTCCACTATGGTCTTGCGCATCTTGACCTTATCTTGCTCCTCCTTGAGAAGTTGTGGCCAGGTCTTCCCCTTATCGCTTGCGACAGAACCAGCATTCGCCGCAACGGTCTGCCAAACCTGTTGGGGCTCCTTACTCCGGTTCTCCCCAAACAAACCGGCGAAGAAGCCTCCAACAGCCCCCCGCTCCGGGAGATTCTTCAAACGCTTCAGAATTTCCGCTCGGGTTTCCGGCCGGTAGTAACCCTGTTCAGTACCACCCTCAGTAGTCAAACCCTGGACCGTTTCCGCTCCCCAACGTCCCGCTTTAGCCGCCCAGCCTTCCGCCCCTGTAATATTCTTATTCATCCACTTTGTTAGAGCAAGTATAACTGGGATAAGTTCTACCCCAAAGGCTTTGACTACATCGTCCGTGACGTTCTTCAACTGGGCCATTGAACCTTCGAGGGTATTTGTCTGAGCCTCTGCCATAGGCTGGAACTTGACTCCCTTTTCTGTCATAGCCTGCTGAATATCCTCGACGGACTTCCCCTTTGTATTGATTCCCAAACGGCGAGCCATGCGCGTATCGCCGTAGCGCGCCCGCGACATCATAGTCATAACCGATTCGGGACTTCCATAACCTGCCGCGCTAAAGCCTATAGCCGCCTGGGTAGTCTTCTCAATCTGGTCGGGGCGGATTCCCCGCAGCATCCCCGTTGCCATCATACTCTGAACGGCTTCGGAACTGAATGTGGTAGTCCGTTGCATCTGCTGGGAAAAGGCCATCAATTTGGGCAGGGCTGCCGACGCCTTTACCCCCGACATTTCCAATGCCTGGGCCAGCCGGAACGTAGCCTGCTCGGCCTGCGACGCTTCCCGCCTAATAGCAACAAAGGCGCCTATCGCGCCCGCAGCACTACCGACGCCCAGCAGCGACCCCCAGCCTAAGCCGCGGAGAACGCTGCCCCCGACAAGGCCGGCATTTCCCTTGATCGAATTGGCGATGCCGGCCAGTTGGGACTTGATCTTGCTCCCGTCCAGCAGTACTGGAAGGATTATGGGAGGGAGAGTGGCGGTGTTCTCAGCCATAGGTTAGCCCTTTTTCTTCTGCTGCGCAAGCATAGCATTGTGCGTCTGGGCATACATGCGCATACTGGCTTCCATCTCATCATGCGTTTGCGGCGGGGCAAACTCCAGCAGGCAGTCGGGTATCCTGGCCCGTGAGCCGCCCAGCATCCGGCGGAGCCAGCACACTATCTGGGCCGCGAGCCAACGGTCTTGGACGTAGGCAGACGGCTCTTCCCTCAAAAAGGCAGCCCATTCAACGAACTCCCGGCTGTCTATCTCTTGCTGGGCACGGGCTACACTCATGTGAAGATCGCGGGCCAGCCGGAACCAGAGCTTGCGCTCCGGCTGACCCTTCAACCTTTTCCCGCTTCATCCAAAGCGGCACGGACAGCCAGACCATTCAATTCGCTGGCCTTCTGCGCCAGTTTGGTAATGATAGGGAAGGGAAGCACTTCCGCGAGCCGATCCACTTCGTCGTCCGCAAACAGACGTTTGCCCTGTTCGTCTACCAAAGAGCGGACCAGTACATGCGCCTCCATGTTCCGGTCCTTGTTCTTCGGGTCATTCCAAGCGGCGCTGAGCGAATCGCGCTCCATCCCGGACATGACGCGCAGGCAAACTTCCCCACCTAACTCGGGAACGTTCTCCTGAGTCAGGGCGGGTTTGTAGGCGAGGATTTGATCCTTGGTTAGAATCATGTTACACCTCAGCTGTCGACTTCGACGGTGATTGCGCCACAAGGCGTGATTTCGGCATCCGCCTCCATGCGGTTGTCCACCTGGGCGTCGGCGCCGTAGTCCGACATAAACCCGGTGAACCGCCAAACATCGCCGCCCTTGAACGTGATGACGATCTGTTCCTTGGCGCTGTTGATGGGCGGTATCTTGCCCGGATCGAAGGCCAACCGCACCCTCATCGGGGCGGTGTCCGACAAGTCCGCCGGCTCCTTGGTCCGCGTCGTAGTCGTCCCCATATGGGTCGACTCAATCGCGGGGCGCGTCACCCGCGGGGTGTTGAAGGACAGGATTTCCGCGAAAAACCCTGTTGAGAAGGCAATGGTTGTTCCCTGCGTTGTGTGCATACTGCACCTTTCGTGTTAGACTTTCTCGCGCACGGTGGAGAAGTTCATCACAAAGTAGAAGCGACCATGAGCGTCCGACTTCAGGAAGTTCACCGATCCTTGTTGAAACAGCCCTCCATATTGTGCTCCCCCCGCTGTGAACTGGCCTTTCTTTCCCAGCAAGGTAGCTATCTCCTGTGCTTTGGCCGATGCCTCCGTATAGGACATCCCGCGCACCCGCACCTGCACGGTAGGATACTCCGTCGGCGCTAGGTTGGGGTCGACATAAGGGGTAGCGGTCCCCGGCGACGCATCATAGATAGTCACGCACCGATTCGGAGACTCCGCCGGTTCGTTGGAAACGTGGACTCCCCAGTCCCCAGTGCCGGCAAAGGTGTAGCCCGCCGCAACCAGGACATCCTTGACATCAATCGCCGGAGTGTTCATCTCTTTTTCCTCGCCTCAGCGGCCACAATCCGTAGGAACCGCGCCTTGTTTGCCTCAAAGGCATGTTGCAAAAACTTCCATTCCCCCACCGGGTGATAGGCTTTTCGATCCTCATGGACATAGAAAGCGTAGCCCGCACCCACCCCGATAGCAACCCCTGGCTTCTCTACGGCCAACTGGGCTTCGCTCACCGTCTCTGTATGAGCCTCGGCAACGTCCTTCGCCGTGTTCTTTTCATCAGAAAAGGAGGGACTCAGGTTCATTCCGCCGACCTGACCTTCCGGGGTCCGCCAAACCAGAAAGTGACTGGCCCGCAAGTTGCCGGTGTCCACCGGGGTCCGCCGTTGGCTGTCGGCCATTACTACCAGCATTCCTTTGATAAGGCCCTGGATAGTCCGGCCCTCCACTTTCTGGACTTCTTTAGTCAACTCGCGCATGGCCCGGTCCAGCCCTGGGATGTTGCCGATCATACAAACACCTGATAGACGTGTTCCGAAGCGTCGATGCTCGGGGTCTTCGCCCGGCTGAGGATGCGGCGGGCATCCTTATCCTCGGTCGGGTTCGGCATATTGCTACTGAGGGAGCCCAAGCGAATATAGCCCTCCAAAGATAGCTCTTCCAGAACATAGGCGCTGGCAGTCGAAACTACCTCGCGCCCTTGCGCGTCCACAGTAACACGCAGCCGCTCGTCCCACCGGCAAGCCTTTTCTACCGGGAGCGCATAGTTCCAGCCCCCAAAACCGTTCGGGGTACTGGGCGCCCAGTAGGTCAGGACTTGGTTCAATTTGCTTGCTATGTCCATACGCTTACCTCACTGATCGCACAAGTCCCATTCGTCCTCGTCATGCAACGTCTCGAACACCACACCTTTCTTACCCAGCGTAACCAGCGTTCCGGTGGTGTCCATAACCAAGGCTTGCTGGCCATAAGTGGTGGCCTCCAACCGCAACCCTCCCTGCTTTAGGTAGGACTCACTCGCCCCACCCATACTTTGCGAAGCCTTTTCATTCTGCTTCAAACAAGAAAAGTGGGCGGCGAGGAGCTTCTCGATGACGGTCAACTGGTCCTCTTCCAGCGTTCCGATAGGGACCAGCTTCTTCTCCACAAGGATATGGGCCATGTCAATGAACGGGGTAGTGCTAAAAGTGAACGTCCCGGACATGATTGCCTTCACCTCGGCGTCGGTTACGCGATTGCCCATACAAACCTCACGCTAGCTGTTCTTCCATTGAGATTAGACTCATGCACCGCGGGGTCCACTCCAATCCCAAATCCTTGACCACTTGTTCAATCTCCGCCGTATTCCCTTGAAGGAAACGGCTGGGGCGGACCTCCAAAGCCTCCGGCAATTCGACAATTTGACCCAGGATGGACTCGTACCGCCGTGCCCACCTTTCCCATTCGTCCTCGGTCCGAAAGGCATCCATATAGGCCGTATGGACACAGGAAAAGACGATGTTCTCCACCGCCCGGCGCACGACCACCCAGCGAGCGCCGGGGAACATCGCCCGCCAGAAAGGATAGGCTCCGGCTATTAGCGGGTGCTTGAGGAACCACGGGCCTTCCGTGTATCCGTCCGCCTCCGCCGCCGCCCAAATCTGCGTAGCCCACTCTTCAGGACTCAACTTAGCCCACTGCTCCTCACGGGCCATAGGCTTCTGTCCTCGCGGGTCCGCCCCCATAGCCCGAGCCAACTTGTGAACTACATTCCGAATCGGGATGTTCTCAAAGTTGCCCAGGCGCCGGGGGTTCTCCCGGTGGGGAGCGCCCATACCGCCGCCCCAGGCGCCGCTGTGGTAGAGCAGGCCCGCAGTCATCGTCGATCCCGAACGCGGGCAGCCGGCCACCAATATCGGGTTAGCCATGTTTAGCTCTCCACTCCGCAACGTACTGATTCAATAGGGGCACAACGTCCCGCGCATAGCAGTTCAGCACCGCCTCGATCTTGGGCCAATTCTCCGCCGTATGCCCCGGACGCACCGAATGGCAATCCACCATGTCTCCGGGGATTTTCTCCGGCCACTTGCACCGATCAATACGGTCGTGAGGCGGGCAGCCTTTACGAGGCAGGATGGACGCCCGGTCAGCAAAACCCTTCCACCGCTGTATGCGTTTGCCCAGCCACGTCTCGTCGTAACACCAGACCTTGATCGGCTCGGGCTCTTTCTGTGCCTCTTCCACCAAAACATTCGGGTCCACGCCGTCCAGCAATTCCCGCCAAGTAGCTACGGTGCCGCCGATATAGCAAATCGGATACTGGGCCGCCGGAGTGTAAGCGTTCCCATAGTAGAGGAACAACCGCTCCGGGTAGTAAGTGCATTCGTGGAAGAAGACTTTGCTCAGGGGCAGCATGTCCGCATCGGAAGTTAGCAAATACACCCCGTCTCCCCAGGGTTTGCAGTTATACGTCCGCCGATACGCAAACAACCGGGCGAACTGTGCCCTATTTGCGGTGTAATTAGGGGTCTGCGGGCGCTCGAAGTATACCTCCCCGCCTAGACGGCGGGTCCAGCCTAATTCAACGCGATTTGCCCACTCTTCCGGGCTCCCCACCAGGATATGCGTCGCAGTGAATCCCAAATACCGCCACAAAGCTGTGGTGATGGGCATAAAGAAGCTGTACATCGGGTTAAGGTCCGAGGCCAGCAACGCCCGGCGCTCCGGTTCCTGGCTCTCCCAGGAGAAATCCCCTGTAATATGACAATCCGTCTCGTCCTCCGCCGCTAGTACCGGGGCAATCTCTTGGGGGAAGCGCTCGGCGAAGAAGTTGTTCACCAAATGCACATCATACTGGGAGGTGCCGATGAACCGGATAAGATAGTTCACTGCCCAGCCCATTCCCGTGGACTCCCCACTGTAAGTCATCTCCGCCTCGGTAACTGTCTCTTTCTCCCCATGAGGCGGACAGCCCTTGAAACGGAAAGCCATCCCATCGGTCTGGGCAAAGAAGGACCAGACTACCCGATTCAGCACATGCTGGTCGCTGCCCTTAGCATCCTCCCAGCCCCCGGTCTGCTTGAACGAATCCCAAGTAGGATACTTGGTACGAAACCACTTGGTGCGGAAACCGCCCATCCCGCCCATGATACCAATATTGTGCGAACGGTTATCGCTGATCTGCATGATGCTGTGCGGGGACTTTACAAACTGCTCGCAGCACCATTTGTCTTTGGGAATCAGGAGCGCATCCACGTCGCGGGGGAACACGAAGTCCGCATCGCTCTCCCAAATAGGACGCATCCTCCACAACATCCCCTCGCAGACGCTCGCGGGCGTCCCGCCGAACTTCAACTTCAACCAAGGCACCTTCGCCGCGAGGGCGAACAGGGCGGGAGCATACGGCCCGGTGAAGAGCGTCTCGTCGTAGTAGATATGAAGTTCCCAGATCGGGCGTTCGTAAAGCGCCGCCATTGCCCGCAGGTTACTGCACAAATAGTGCCGGAAAAACTGCGGGGTGATATTACTGGCGGGGGTCGTCCCGAACAGGGACATACTATAGACACACTTCATGGAACTACTCCGAATAGATCAAGTCCAGCAAAGCGCTCCGACCCATACTTAGCCAGGAGCCGCCGACACTCCTTGGCAAACCAGCCCGGATCGGTCAGGTTAATTTCCCGATAGGGCAATTCGCCCCACCACGACAGGGGCACCGGGCTAGTCCCCAATCCCTGTTCATCCAGCGCCTGCCCATACTTATAATTGAGTACCTCCACACTACTCTTCGGACGGTCGGGCCACCGCACCCGCTCCACCATCTTGTACCAAGCGTGTTTCGCGGTCAGCCGCGCCCAGTTAGCAAACTGCATATGAAACACCCCGCCCTCACTCTTGTGGAAGGGTGCCCGCCGGCCCGTGATTCCGTTCGGGAGCCGGGCATGGTGAACATAGCCGTCGACCGCGTTGCGCCAACTCAATTCCGGCCCGGTCTTGACCAGGAGCGAGACAATCCCCCGACTCCACACCGATTGATCGTTCCGGTACTGCTCCAGACACCGCCAAGTGGGAATCATCGGGACGTCCAGCGCCTCGCCCGGATGCAGGTGTTCATCAGCAATCCGCCGCACCTCCATTCTCAAGGGATGGGACAGGACTTCGTCGGCGTCAATCAAAGCCAGCACATCCGGCTTGAAAGCCTTGGCCAGTTCATACATATGCTGGCGCGCTTCCATCTCCTCCCAAAACTCGGACACCAAACCCATAGAAAAGAAGTGCAACCGCTTCCCATACCAAGGGGCATAACGAGTACACAGGTCTTGGGTGCCGTCGGTGGAGCCGGTATCCACTACCACCAACTCGTCTACCCAAGCCAGTGCTCCGGGTATGGAAAGGGGGAGAATCCACGCCTCGTTCTTGACCAGCATCATTCCGACTATGTTCATTTCAACACCCCGCTAATGAACGGGCAGCTTAGCATAATGCTCTCCTGCCGTCGAGCAACAGCCTCCGGCACACCAGAGTGTGCTTTATACAAACCCACAATGTCCTCCAAAACCGACTGGTCCCCGGTATCGAAAGACAACCTCCCCTCCCGCCAATCCCGGCAGGTTACTGACCGATGCACACTCATTAGATAGTCTTCAAACTTCGCCCCGTCCCCTAGAATAGAATCGCTCAGGCGCATCCAAACGTTGGGGACTTGGTAGGCATCGGCGAACACCAACCCGTGCAGGGAACTGGAGAACACCACATCACAAGCAACGATTTCGTTCAGGACTTCCTCTAGCGGGGCAAAGACGTTGATAATCTGAACATGCTCTATCCCACCCCACCACCACCATGCCCGTTGCATATCAACATAGTGGGGCAGGACGCCCACCCGGAAAGGATGGGGGTCGGTGGGCCGCTCAACCTTGTGAAACCGCGATACCAGCAAACCGGGGTCGCCCAAGGAAACCTCCCGCGCCCCCGGCACTTCACAATCCACTGCCCGACGACGGGACAGGGGACCGCGCACCAACCTCAAATCGCATTCGGGATTAACACAATCCATCTTGTTGGCCACCCCGGCTCCCCAAACAACCCAGCCTTTCTGCGCCCAGGTGAGAATGCTTCCCGCCCCTAGCAAATAAGAACCTTTTGAGACAGGCTCCGCATAGATTGGGTAGTGCCCGGTGATTTTCTTTATCAGCCAGGGAGTAAGGAAGTCGCCTACATTTGCCGACTGACACCACGTTGCTGTTACTGGTTCCGACATTTGGCACTCCACGTCTTGAGCGTCTCCGCCCAATAGGATAAGCAAATATGCCTCCAACCCCATTCTCCAGAATCCCACTTTTCAGCCCAGTTCATCAATAGGTCCAAAGTAGCCTCCTCCCACCGGGCAACCTTGATGAGCGGAAGGCCCAGCGCACAGAGCCACTGGGTAAACGGATTGTCCAGCACAATCGGATAGGCTCCCATATACAACGCTTGCCACGTCCGGTCACAGTCCCACCCGGAGCCGGGCGGACTGCACACAAAGCGATGCCGACGCAACTGAAGCAGCCACTCATCCTCAGGCAAGCATTCGGGAGCGTAGGCCCAGTCCTGTTTCCCAAAATACTCGTAGGCTTCGCGCCGCGGATTGTGGTGTTTCCAGTTGCTCGCGGGAACGCCGTGGCACACCAAAACCCGGTTCATTCTCACCGGCTCCAGATGCACAAGCCGCCGCATACCCCGCGCCGTCCCCTCCGGAACCCCAATCGGCATCAGACTGACCTTCGGGAAGCGGATAGCCGCATTGTTGGCGACGATATGAACCACGTTCTCCGGTATCTGCTGGTACAGCTTTTCAGTCAACTCGGCATCGCTGGGGTGCCGGCCCAGGAGCAGAACGCACGGTCCTGCGGCAGCCACGTCCTCCATCCGCCGGCCAAAGTCCAGGGTCTCCAACGGGACGTAGCGCACCGGGGGATGTGCCAGCTTAGGAATGTCGTTGGTCACAATCCATTCACAGACGGGAATCATGCTGGCTCTCCCGTATGCACGTCCCGACGCCGGGCGAAGATGTCAATGTTTCCCGAACCTGTCGTAGGCTCGCGGGTCGGGTGAGTGTTCCGGCACACAATAATATCGTGCGTTGAAATGAGGGTGCTCGTGAACCACGCCGACCACTCCTCGGCCGACGTACAATCGAACCGATGCCCCCAATGCAACTCGCCGACAATAGCCCAGGCTTTCATCAAACAAGCCTCGGACGGCCAGTGTCCCCGGATTGCGTCCTCACCGCCCTCAGCATCCAATTTGATTAGGACGTTCTTCCCCCAGTCAATTGGAAGGTCACTCAGCCGCAACCCGACCACATCATAATCCACTTCGCTCTGTGATTTACCATAACGCTGAGTGCCGAGCGACCCACCAGTGGAAAGAAAGTTCGATGCACCGTGGCCCAAACCGCATTGCAAGGCGCGCACCCCCGGAAGGTCGCCCGCAAACTTCTCCCACAAGTCCATAGCCTTCCTATTCGGCTCGACCGCTAGAATCGGAACTTCAGGAAAAGCACAACGGGCAGCCAGAGTGAAAATCCCTACATTAGCCCCCAAATCCAGTATCTGCTCCGGCGGCGGGGTCCAGGTCTGGAGTTGGTCAAAACGATAGCCGTCCCGCGTCACAATCTCGCCCACCAAACACTCGACCTCCTCGACCTTGAGATCGACATGGCTTAGGACAAACCGTTCAATTTCGGCGCTGGTCTTCATCGGCAAATCTCCAACCAAGCGAACATTGCTTTTCCCAAAGTGTTCAGATAAGACCCCAGTTTGCTATCTGATTGCAACCAGCCAGCCAAATGGTCGTAGATACCAGCCACTGTATCGGACTTCTCCGAAGGAATACTATCCACGATCCTCCAAAAGGACTCGTTGTACAAAATGCCCGGAGCCTCAGCCACCAGATTATTTAGCGGGTTGCTCGCTCGGGTATGCTCGACCACAGGCAATCCCGTACAGGCCCTGGCCCCCAAAGTATCCAATACCTTCTTGACCAGGATACCCGCCCAAATATCATCAAAGCGGTCAAAGGGCTGCCCCTCCCCCATCAAAGGAAAGTACATCGCCGGGATAAGTTCCCGCCGAAATGCTAGGTTCATACTACTCATGGGGAAGTATACCTGCGGGGGCACAACGCAATAACTCTCCACTCCCCGACACACCAAATTACTTCCTTGAGAACGACCCCCGGTATACAACTGGGAAGGGGCATCGTAGTCCAGCGTCCCAGTCCACAAACCATGATTCAACAGCACCTGGACTGGCCGGGTCAAGGCTTGGTAAGGGGTGCCTCGCGCCGGTTTATCCGGGGACAGCACAGTACAAAACCAAGCGGGCTCCCCGTAGGTTGCAGCCAAATACTTTTGATGTTCGGAAAAGTGATTGGCCCTGACTCGGCAATCATCATCCAAGGTAACGATTATGTCCGCCCCTTCCTTGAAGGCCCGCCAAAAGCCGTAAATCCGACAGGCGGCATTGCGCTTGGACAGAATCCAGAAGTTCTCACCCCAATCACGTCGGGTGTCCTCGCGGCATACCCCCACTATATTCAACTGTTCGTATCGGGGAAGCCGGAGAGTAAACTCCTCCGCATCCTGCATCACCCATACCTTGTTCGGTAGGGGCAGGCAGCCAGCCACACTTGCTAAGCAAGCCTCAAGCTCACTCTGCCGAATGGTAGGAATTACTAGGTGAATCTGGGGGCTCATAGCCGCTCTCTCCAAAGAAACAGACTATCCCAATAGTTGAACACGGACAAACCATGCCGCCGGGAAAGGCTGTGCTGAACCGAAATCATGCCGCACTCCTTCAAGTGCTGCACAACCTCGTCCACCTCGCCCTGCCACACTGAATAGTCAGGAGCCTCGTGCCCGTGAAACTCCACAGATATTTGAGTGGCTATCGGAATCTTTGGCCAGTTCTTCAAAATCCCGATTTCGGCGCCTTCGATGTCCAGCTTCACTAATTCCCAATAACACACATCGCTCCGGGCCATCAAGTCCAGGATGGTTATCGTATTCACAGGAATCGTGTCAGGACCGCTTTCCAGGGCTATCCTACGCGCTTGAGGGGGCCTCCCTACATCGAAGTACCCCCGGCCCGAAACGTGCGACAACGCCGCGCAAAATGCCCGGTCGACGTCCGGTATGTTATCAAACACATCGGGGTCGGCATCCACCGCCACCACACGCTGCTTGTGCTGCATAAAGTGCTCGGTGAATCCCCAGCCCCGACAGCCCCCATCCAATACCCAGCCAAGCGGGTGCAACTGGTTGGTGGCTACGGTGTGCTCGTGAATCGTCTCGAACTCCAGACTCATGGGTAGAGCCTCCTAGCAACCTTCGCTGGCAATGATAAGTTCCGGCGGGCTGTTTTCCCGCAGGTACGCCCCGAAACCGTCCCCCAACTTCTTGGTCGGGAGTTTGCGTCTCCAGGCTATGTAGGACAGCGCCACCTCGTCGTGCCGGTGGCCATAGCACCGCGGGTCGTCGCTACACGGTCCCTCCGACCGCCCTTTATAGCCCGCAGCATAAAGGGAACGGACTGCCTCCGGGTTGCTGGAGTTTATGCACGGGCCATAGATCAAACCCCGCGCATACAATTCCTTCAACTCAGCAAAAACCTCGTGCGCTAGAGTTTTGGCGAAATCGAAGAGGAAGACCGACCCAGCCAGCAACTCAATATCCTGCGCCCGGTCGCGGGATAGGTCAAGGATGGCCAGCCCATCATCCGAACAGAAGCGGGACAACGGCGCCCCACCACCCCACAACACAACGCCTTTCTGCTGGGCCTCGTCCACCAAAGGCTTCGGGTCGCGAATGAGCCAGGAAAAACTGTCCGCCCAAATGACAACCCGATTGGTCTTGCGCATCACCTGCTCCCGAGCCGCCTCCAAAGCATGAATCTTAAAGGCGTAGGGCTGCTCCAGATGCTGGGGACTGCCCATCGGATACTCCGCCGTCCAGTGCATGTAATCACACCCAAAACGATGGCAGGATTCCCGCTGCCGCTCCTGCCCTTTGAGATAGGCAGGACGAATCCAATCCGTAACTACGTTTATCACAGTCGGCGACTGGGGATTCATCCAATGGAGGCTGTACATAGCTCCCTCTCCGATAACTCGTAGCCAGGGAATCCCTGGGATTGCCGCTCGTGAAACAACTCGCGATCCTGCGCCCAGCCCCGCTGGGCCTTTACCAAATACTCGGGGCGCGACACCTTGCGCCTACTCCAATGATCGTGATAATGGGTCAGGTCCGACCGTTGCCAAAGCAGGCGCTGCTTATCCGCAACGTTCCTCAATTCCTCATCGGCAAAGAATTGGTGATACTCGGGCCAGAACACCCCGCGGCCACCGTTAGCCCGCAGAATGTAATCGCGGCCCATCCAGGGTGAACCACAGATACGCTCGCTCGCGGCTTTCCCGTCCTTATCCAGCATCCACCGATCTCCGGTAGGCTGCATTATCCCGCAGGAGCCGCCGAAATGATACAGGAAGTCCATTTCAATCTTCTCGGCTTGGGGATCATGGTCGCCCGGCCACATATCGTCGCCTCCCGTAACGATGGCGGTGCTTTGGGGATCGTGGTTCAGCAGAATGCGGCACATCCCATTAACGACGTTAGGCCAGCCAGTGTACACACCCTCCAGCACCAAGTCGATCTGTTTCCGATAAGGCACCGGGGCATGGAGATCGATGAAAGCGCACACCTTGTACCCTTTGGCTTTCCACAATGGAAATACCCGCTGGGCATTCTCGGGGTTGGCCGTCGCGATAGCATACCAAACGCTCATGCGGCTACCTCTTTTGCCAAAGTGCTGCGGCGGAAGAAAGGCAACGCGGTATCTTCAGAAGCATTGACTACCTCGAAGGCGGCGGGCAGGTCGCCCCGCTTCTTGAAGAACTCGATATTTTCGTGCAGGGTTTCCATATGGTCGAGCCAGACCTTGATCTTCTCCGCATTCGGGGCACGTCCCCGCGGCGGATGCCAATTTGGCTCTCCTGTAATGGGCGCCAGCTTGAAGTCGAAACCGACCAGGACCACTTTGCGCGCCCCGAACAGAATGGCCAGATTGATAGCGCTGGTGCCGGTGTTCATATTCCACCCGACACGGCCGTCGATGAAACAGCCCCGGATTTCCCGGCGCACAACCAAAATGCCCTCACAATCCGTATGCGCACAACGCTCCTGGCACGTTACCTTGAGGCCCGGAAACTGGTCGAGATCTTTCTCAAAGAGTTCGTACCAACTCCAGTCGCCAAAGTAGCACACGTCGATCCAGTCCCCCAACAGGAAGGCATCGTTACAACCGATGACCCTGATCGAGGGGTGGCGAGGGTGTTCGAGCAGCTTCAAGTTAGTACCCTCTAGGGACGGGCCTCCGCCAATGATAACGGCGGTCGATCCGTCCCATATCTTTGGCGGAGTCCAGTACCCCTTCATTCCTAGCGGCCTTCCACCATCGCTTGCGCTTCCTGCTCGGTCAGCGCCTGGGTGTTGATGCGCTTGCCCGTGGCCGGGTTCAGCACATCATACCCATCACCAGTCGGACGCACAACGGCAGTCGGGCGTGTCCCTGGGGGAACCGTGCGCCGACGGGCGCGGGTCTGGTCCAGCGCCGCCGGCTCCAGCACCCGATGAAACTTGCCAGTGAAAATCCGGTCCAGGGGACGGTCACTGTTCACCAGCGCTCCCTGCTCGTACTTCTTGTTCCCTTCGCGATGATTCCCGCACATCAAACGATACTGCATTCTAGGTACTCCTTGTGTAGGAGATTGGGGTTAGGGGAAACACCGGGCATGGTTAGCCCTGTGTTGAGGAACGGGGTCCGATCAGGCCATGTGGATGATACCACAGTAGTTGTCCTGATCGCTCCGCATCTGCGGAACCAGGATGGTCATCACCTTGAAGTGACTGACCATGCCGCCTTCCGTCCGCCACTCGATGGTCTGGACGGGGAGGCCCTGCACCATCCGCACCGTCTCCACGTCCATCTGGACGAGGAGGACGTTGTGCGCGGTGAGGAAGTCGGCCACGCGGATGCCCGCGATGTTGTCCAACTTCATCAAGCGCTCGCGCACCGTGATGGTGTTCGGGGACGTCGTGCTGTAGTCGTCGTCCAGCTTCGTCTCGTAGCCGGACGGGACGTACAGCATGTACGGACCATAGCGGCGGTTGTCGATGGCCGCCTGCTTCATGGTCTTCACCATGTTCTTGATGTCCTCGCCCGTGCAGGCGGTGGCATCCCACTGCTCCGTCAGCGTGACCGACTCACGGTACGGGTAGTCCATGTACCCGTAGATCGTGCCGCCACCGTAGGCGAACGTGCTCGCCCCGCAGAACAGCATGTCTTCCGCCTTCTCGGCCACCTTCCTTGCCGCCAACTGCGCCTGCAAGGTATCCAGACCGACGTGCCCGCGATTGCGCGACGCGCTGAGGACGCGGATGTTGATCTGGAAGTCCTTGTGGATGATCGGCAAGGGCAGGTACTTGATGCCGAACTTCACACGGTCGTTGTTACCCCGCGTAACAGCGTCCATGCTGAGGTTGGCACCGTTCATGTCGCTCACGTCCTCATGCTGCAGGACCGTGGTGCCCATCCCATTCGGGATGTTCAGCGACAGGCCGCGGCCCATCAGGTCGGTGACACCGACCAGCCGCTTCTGGAAGGCTGCCACGACGGCCTCGTCGTAGTACTTCCACTCGTCGTGCCGCAACAGGTCGTTCGTGCGCAGGGCGCGGACGTCCATGTTGGTCTGGAGGAGCCGGGTGGCCACGTCGCCGTGACTCTGGCCGTTGTGGATGACATCCACGGTAGCCGGGCCGCGAATCCAATTCTTCATTGCGTTCATCGTTCCGTCCTTCTCGTAGGGGGGGTTTCGGAGTGCCCAGCTTACGCTTAGGCAATCTCCACTTCAATGAAGGAATCCGGGTCGGCCTTGCTGGAGTCGGACATGTTGACCGCCTCCAACGAGATGCCTACCAGCGCGCCTTCCTTGACCGTGCCCGAACCCGTCCGCAGCCGGCCATCGCCGTTACTGTAGACAGGCGCATGTTTCGTCACGTTGTAGCCCTGAGCCACGCGGAGCAACATCACGTCGCCCTTCTGGGGGGCGCGGAAGAAGACTCGGTCCCCCGCCGCGTAGGCTTCCGTGATTTCGTTGCCCTGGTTCTCGTCCTCAAGCGCCACCAGCAGAGGCTGGCAGTAGTCGAGGCTGTTCCCGTGCCGACGCACAGTGGCCGCCGCCGGAACCCGTTGGAGGATTTCGCCGGGGTAGATAGCCGCCGCCGCAAGCGCCTCCTTGATGGGGCCGTCGCTCTGCAGGGTGATCGTGCGATTTGCCATGTTGTGTTTCCTCGTTCTTTGGGGTTGTGGGCCTTAGACGCCGTTAGGCTCTCGCGTCCAGCGTCTTCAGCGCGCCCTGCCAGTCGACCTTCGGCGGCTCCGGCACCTTCTCCGCTTCCTCGTCCTCGTTGGCCTCGAAGCCATACCGCAGGGCCATCGCCGGACTCACGGTCCGCAGCAGGTCGCGCAGTTCGTTCGTCTCCATCGCCATCAGCGACTTCTCGCTGATCTTGACCCTCTTGGTGGCGGTGATCTCGTCCACCAACTCGCGCTTCGCCGCTTCCTCGCCCGCATTCTTCACGAGCATCGGAACCAGCTTCGTCACCTTCTCCTCGACCGCCGCATTGATGCGCTGCTGCATCAGGGCCTCGAGTTCCTCGTCGGTGACTTCACGGTCGCCCGCCTGCTCGGCGTTCGCGGCGAGCCGCTTCTTGACCTCAGCCTCAACGTTGGCCTTGAACTGCTTCTCGGCCTCCGCCTTGGCATCCGCCTCGGCCTTGTCGTCCGCCTGCTTCTTGGTCGTCGCCTCAGCCTTCGCAGCGGCGGCTTCCTCGCGGGCGTTCACGACCATCTCAAAGGCGTCGGCGTCCAACGCCTCCAGAATGGTCACTTCCTCGTTCGTGGCGAGATTGCTCTTGACGAGCTTCGCCACTGCCTTCTTGCGGTCCATCGGGACCTCCTCTTCGGTTTGGGTTGCTTTGCTGTTGGTACGCGGGAATCCTGCCCCCGCCTCCCACGAACACGCGCCCTTTTCGTCGGGCAGCAATGCCAGGTGGTCGGGTCGGTAGTTCTTACTGATTGCGGAATAGGGCTTGCCCTGCCACTCGCCGTTCTGCACGGAGGCTTCGAGGAACAGTCCCGTGCTGACCTCGATGGGCTTGCCTGCTTCCACTCGACCGGCCAGTTGCGGATTCAGTTTCCGCAGCTTGGACATCTCCAGCCACAACTCGCCCTTGAGGCGGGGTGCCTCATAGGTCGTATTGTAGACCACGCCGATGTCCACGCGCTTGAGATCGGGTTGGTTCGCGCTCACGCGCTTCCCAGCCTTCTCCGGGTGTTTGACCGTAACCGGCCGACCATTCCAAGCCTCGGCAAACTTGCTCAGTTCGTCCCCTGTGTAGAGAATGTCGTTCCAGACACCCTCCCGAATCATTACCACAGGGCCGACCAAGTAGTGTTTACCATCCAACGATTCCGCCCGCATCTTGCCACTTGGCGAGGCAAGGTGGGTGCAGAACCGCTCCTGCAGAGCCGTCTGATTTGTGACTAGGTTTTTGTTCGTCCTCCTCATTGTTTCACCTGGGGGTTGAACTCCGCTGCTTGCTTGTACACGATCCCGCGATCTCCAGGGTAGGGCTTGTCGTGGACCACCTTGCCCTTGCGAATGTCGCGGGGGATACCGTCCGGGAACGCGGCGCAGCAACCGTCCCGCAGGTATCGCTCACACTGCATACAGAAAATTGACCAACTCACCCGAAAGCCTCCTTCAGATAAGAGCGCACCGTCGCGGCATCTTGGGGTCCAATGCGATTCATCGCCGATAGGCGGAAAGCACCGAATCCGGCCTTGTGGTACACGGTGGGCGGGCTCGTGCGCCGGTCAAAGGCAAAGGTGTGTCCCTCCGCCCGGCGGGTTTCCTCGGTTACCATTTCCTTGCGCAAGCGCGATTCAGGATGCGTCGTGATTTTGTCGTTGGCCGCGGTGGGGAAGATGGTTTTGCATTCGATGTGCAGCACCTTACCAGAAGGCAGGTATACAATTCCATCCAGGGCACTCTGCCCGCCAACGTGCTCAGCGTCCGGGAACAATTCCATCAGCCACTGTTCATCCGCGACCGCGGCCTCGCGCTTTTCCCGGCTGGCAGGGACGTAGGAATCAATCGCATCCTGCCGCCGATCCAGCAGCAGTAGGGCACGAATCAATTGTTCCCGGCACGTCTTCACTAGATGCCCCTCGTATCATTGAGAAAGACTTTGTCATTGAGGAAGACTTTGCCCGATAGCGGATACCACCCACTCAAGGCCACAAGGCGCGACCGAATGGACTGATCCTGGTCCAGCACAAACCCTTCGTCCTTGAACTTGGCAATCCACCAATCATCGGACTTGTTGGTTACATGATGCCAGCCCGTGCCGCCGTGCCCTTCGGTTCCGTGCGCCACTACCACAACCTTGCCCAGCCGCAGGGCCGCGAAGACATTGCCCAGGTACTGCTCCTCAACATGCTCCAGCATATCGCAGCACCAGACCAAATCCACCGCGAAAGACAAGGGCCAGCACCCGGTTGTGAAGTCGTGCTGGTGACAGCAGATTCGCTTGGTCCGCGCTACGCTCACGTTGCGGTCCAGGCCATCCACCCCGATACTGAACACCCCCCGCAGGGCAAACCATTCGGCGGCGCCCCCTTCCCCGCAGCCAACGTCGAGGAAGGTTTTGGGCTGGTAGTACCCCAACAGCCAGGGCCACAGCGTATGGGGGTAGGACGTGCCAGGATCGCCGCCCTCCAGATTGCCCCCCAAATGGGGTTGCTCCGGGTCGGTCACAAAGGCACAGCCACCCGCTGCGGATACAATCGTACAATCGTCCCGCCGATTGATCTCCGCCGGCTTGATTGCATCCAGCATCGCTTGGTACTTCGCGTTCACTTTGACTCCCCTTTCACTACTTCACGAGCCGCCTCCCAAGCGGTCCTCAACTTGGCTGGGACTTGCTTTTCCCGACCCCCCAGCATCAGGGTACTGACCTCGGCAAACAACTCGCCCTCGTCCTCCACCGCCGCCTCGCTAACGTAGCGGGCATCGCGCCGGAGCACCTTGTCCTTCAGCATTACATCGTCGTAAGCGTCGTATTCGGTGCGCACCTTCTTCAAGAAAGCCATTGCCACTTCCCCATTCTGCTCGAACAGGGCATGGCTGGCCTCATGGAGAGTCAGGTCGCGCACGGGCGCGGGCGAGTCCATCGCCGTTGACCACCGCCAGCTACGACCCTCCTTGCGCGAGGCAGCCTTGGACGTGAATCCCTTGCGCTCCTGCCACTTCTCGTGCTTGGTGGCGATTTCCCCCGCCAGCCACGGCAAGTCAGGGGTCAGCAGGATTTCCCGCTTGCCCTGGCTCTCCGCATAGCCTGCATAACTGCCGCGCATTAGCTCGCCGCCTTCCAACCGTACCGCATCCAACTGGACGTCCGCCCCCGCGGGCAGGGCCGCGTCCAAGCCCTCCACAACCTCGCGCTGCAAGAGCAACGGAGTGTCCCCCAAATCGAACTCCTCGGCCGGCGCGTAGTCAGCCAACTCCTCGGCCGACATATCCCGGATCTCCGGGTTTGCCTCAGACAAGGGCTCGGCCGGTTCTTCCTGCTCTTCATCCCACTCGGTCCGGGCCGGCGCCTCATCCCGCAGATCCTCGCTCGGCTCCTCGACCACAGGAACGCAAGTGCATTTGCAATTCGGGTGCAGGGGAATCATATTCTCAATCGCGTCCAGCGTGAACTGCTTGCCCTCTAACTCCTCGCACTCCTCGCAGACATTGTCCAGCCCGCTAGTCAGCCATTCGGCGACTACCTCGACCCCCACCACACCTAGCTCGCGATAGCTCTGGATGGTAGCAACGTGGTGCGCCCGGACAATCTCCGTGCGGGCCAGGGTGCGCGCCCGTGGCAGTGTCATCCCCTCCACCTCGTTGGCCAACTCACGGGCAATGGCTTTGGGATTCTTCCCGGCCATAACCCCCTCCGCCATAATCCGGCCGATCTGGGCGTCCATCTTGGCCGTGACCCCCTTCAAATCCCCATAGGCACGGGTGAACAGCATTTCCGCCCGGTCGCGCATTCCGGCCGTCGCTCCCAGCATTGCCGACGCCTGGGCATCGTCCGCCGGCAGCCGCTTGCCAAACTTGCTGCCGCGCAAGCGGCCGATAGCCTGCCGCGAACCCCGCGCCATTGCCCCCGCCAAGGCATCGTCTAACCAGCCCTTCTCGGCTACCCCACCCTCCTCTTCCTCGACCTCCTTCAGCCAGTCCAGGAACATCTGGGTCTTGGACGGGTTGCGGTTGAAGTCGCCCGGCGCGTTAGTGACCAGGGAATTAGCCGCATACCCCATCATAACATGTTCACCGATGCGCTCCGAAACCTTTAGCCCCAATCTTTGAAGGATACGCTCCATCGTAGGAGACACTACATCCAACTTCAAGACCGCGCCCATTTCCTCGACTTCCCGAAATGCCCTCAAACCCTCTTGGGCCAACCTAGTCCCTATCCCTTTCCCCCCGGCCTTGGGGTCAACTACAATATCAAAAGAGAACTCGCCTCCTACGAGGGAAGTAAAGAGTGCTCCCACTACTTTCTTCCCCTCATAAGCCATCGCAGTCAGTTCCTTATCCGACAAGATATTGATACCGGACTTTTTTGCAATTTCCCAAGCCTGATCTGCTCCGGGGATTTCCCCTTCCTCATCAGCATACAATACTTTGCCTGTCCAAGGCCCACTGCCCCCTACTTCCCCCGGCCTGCCTGCATGGCCAAAGTTACCTGAGCCAGCCCCGCCATGCGTGGCCAGCCCGGCTACCTCGGGGAAGAAGTGGGGGAACATCTTCTCGATGCGCTCGGCAAGCCGGCGGAAGCGGGCCACGACCTCCCGAACCAGATCGTCCCGCAAATCGCCGGTAAGCGTCGGGTCCAGGGGCGAAAGGCCGGAGACTAGGGGTTGGCCCTCGTCGTGCGCCGCAGGGGCCTGATTCAGCGTCTGCGGGGCATTCCCCGCGTTCGCCCTAAGCGCCCTGACTATGCAACTGCACTTCATACTGCCTCGACCACTAATCCTTCGGGGTTGGCCATGCGTTCCGCAAAGGTAGGCTTGCGCCGGCGCGGCGAACGTTGTGCCGCATTGCCCCTCACCCCTGCCTTGCCCCGGCCCTTGACCACCGAAACCTTCACATTCCACTCGCCCCTCACCTGCGTCACTTTCTCAATCCGATAGGCGGTCCCGGCGGGGAGCAGCACTTCCTTCTCAAATTCGTCGTTCATAAACCTGGGCACCAGCATTCCTGCCCCCTTCGCGCCCGTAATGGTAAGCATCACCCGATCCCCGCTTCGGTTAGGAAGCGGGAAGCTTTCCTCGTGGAGGAGGGCGAAGTCTGAAGCAACCTTCCGCTCGATGCTGGTAGACTGAAACCCCCGGTCGGAAATGGTGTTGCCCGGAACCAAGCCCTTCAAGAAGTCTTGACCCTCGCCCTGGGGAAAATACAGTCCCCGATAAACCGTATCCTGCTTGTTAGCAAACGGGCCGGCGTTGGACACGACTTGGTTCATTAGCTGCTGCTCTTTCCCCATCACCCCCTTGAACCTCAAAGCGTGATTCACCAAAGAACAGTCATCGCTGAAGTAGCGGTGCATTACCCCGTCCACCAACTGAACCTGCTCGGGCTTGACTCCCGCCGCCTGGTATAACGCCTTCGCTTGGGCGATCTCCGACTTATGGGAATAGATCATGTCGAAGTACTGGTCGGTCGACATGCTCCCAGGCAGGAATGAGTCCCCAGAAGAAGTACTCCCCCCGACCTCGCCGGGCCTACCAGCATGGCCAAAGTTCCCGCTACCCGCACCCCCAAGGGTGCGAAAGACGCGGGTAAGCTGTTGCTTGGTAGTCTTCACGTTATGCCTTGCGCTTTTTGCTCAGGGTCATGGGGACTTTCCCGAAGGTGCCCGTCGCGCCCTTGGGAGCGAAGGGTTTGACCGGGGGAATCCCACGGGCTCCGGGCTGGCCGAACTTCGCCTGCAACTTCGCCTGCGT